AGATCGTACTTGTCGATCACCTGCTGCAGCTCGGCCGCGTAGTTCATGGCCTGGAAGAAGCCCACCCCGGGGTTCACACCTTGAGTTGGGTCGCTTCGGAGCTGCCAGACGCGCCAGGGGTAGATATCGACCGAGTTTTCGCCGTCCGCCAGGCGATCGGTGTGCACCCAGACCATCGGGCCGGAACTCATCCCCAGGTTGTCGGCCATGGCGCAGGCGGCCGCGTTGACCATCTTTTGCGCCGTCTCGCACAGCTCCGGCACCGCGTTGCCCCAGAAAGCGCCCGGCTTGGCCGAGTAGCAGGCCTTCCAGAAGGGCCGACGGCGCATCGGGTCGGGGTTCAGGCGGCACATGATGACGTACGGGCCGATGATCTGCGCCTCGACCTCGTAGTCCTTGGCCGGGTCCACGTCCTCCTGATAGCCCCACGACAGGATCTTCCAGCCGGGGACCGACCCCCAGTACCACAGCGCGTCGATGATTCCCCAGGGCGACAGGAACGTATACATCGTCTCGTTCTGCAGCCGCTGGCGCTCGGCCTCGGTCCACAGCCACGCCTCCAGGTGGCCGTTGGAGTAGGCCCGCAGGCACTCGCGGATCATGTCCTCGCGAAAGCCCGGGATGCCGATGCAGTCGTACAGCTCGTCGCGCCGGTATCTCACGCGCACGACGAAGTCGCCCTTCTGGCAGTCGGTGGCGTAGGGCGCGGGGAAGGCGTCGAACGGGTCGATGCGCTTCCACACCTGCTGCTTGTCGTTCTTGACCCCGACCTTCCAGCCCGGCAGCCATTCGAGCGTGTGACGGCGCTCCCAGACCGGCCCGCACAGGATCGCGGCCTTGAAGATCGAGAAGTCCTCGACGAACTCGTCCATGGCCTTGTAGTAGCCACCGAGCTGCAGCGTCGACTCGATCTTGTCCTCCATGCGCGCGGCGCACTCCCTGGCGAGCTTCATGGCCCGCTTGAGCACGTCGTCGTGCATTTCGTTGTGGATCTCCCAGGCCAGCTCCCGGAACTCCTCCTTGCTCATCACGATGTTGGAGCCCTGCGCCTGCTCGTGCATCGCGGCCGTGGCCTTTTGCGTGGCCTGCTTGAGCAGCGCCTCCTTGAACTCGATCGGCATGGCCGGAAGCGGCGAGGGCGTCAACTGCCAGGCCTTGTCGCCCACCGGCAGCAGGATCTCGCGCACCCAGGCCGCGCAGGCGCGCGTCTTGGTTTCGGTGAGCGGTATCCAGATGAAGTTGGCCCCGCCCTGGTTCTGCATCTGGGCCAGCTCGGCCTGGCTGTACTGGTTGTTTTTCGCGCGCAGGCACTGCAGCAGCTCGAGCTGCACCTTCTCCTTGAAGATCTTGTTGCGCTGCCAGCACTGGCGGATGTGGCCGGCCAGGACGTTTTCGTTCTCGGCCGTGACCAGGAAGTTCTGCTCGGCGGGCGTGGTTTCCGGGTCCTCGGCCTTCTTGAACAGCACCAGCGGGGCTATCTGGAGCCCCGTGGATTGACTGCCCGACCCGGTGTAGCCCTCGCTCATGCGTTGGTCACTTCGCCGTTGGTGATGAAGCCGTGCCAGTGGCCGTGATCGACGTTCACCGATGGGACGAGCGTGAGGTCGTCAAAGCTGGCTCCGCTTGCGTTCCAGCGGCCTGGACCGGGCAGCTCCTCGGGTGGCACGCCGCGGCCGTTGAACCAGCAAAGGACCGATTCGGTGCCTACGCGCCCCTGCCTGGCGAAGCACACTGGGCACAGGAACAGGACGCCATCGGCAGCGGCGATGTCCTCGGCGCCACCCGGCTCCTCGCCCTCGCTGTAGTGGATGTCCACGTGCGCGTGCGAGTCGCAAAACCGCTGGTGCCGTCCGGCACCCGTGCGGTTCACCCATTCGGGCTCGAGGTCGGTCAGGCGCATTTCAGACGTACTTGACCGTGACGTCGCCCGGCGTGGTGCCCGCGGTGACGATGATGAGGCCCCGTAGGAGCTTGATCGGGCCCTCCAGGTCCGGCTGGCCGGTTCCCGGCGTGATGACTGCCACGAGGTTGGCCGCGACGGCCGGCCCGTCATAGATCGAGACGGTCCATGTCGATCCAACCGTGTTCACCTCGACCCCGCCCAGGATGCCCTTCGGAGGCACGCCGCCGCCGATCTGCGTGTAGGTCCCGCCGGTGCCAATGATGACGAAGGTCCCGTTGGTGTTGATGTGCAGGTAACTCCAGGCGTCGTCGCCGAACATGCTCGCTCCTTCAGTTGTCCATGCGGATCGTTTGAATCTCGGTGGTGTGGAAGTAGCGTTCCTTGTCGACCCACTCCCAGACCGCCTCCTCATCGACCCCCTTGGCGAGCGCGATGTGGCGCACCAGGTCGCACACCAGCAGCGCCAGGCCCTCGTACTGCATGTCGCGCGTGATCGTGGTCACGATCTCCTTCGTGCCTGGGATCGTGGCCTCGACCTCCTCGATGCGGATCAGCTCGGTCATCGACGGCTCCGGCAGATCTGCCGCTCGCTCCAGGCCGGCTGGCGGAAAAGGTCGTACAGCAGCAGCCGGCGCACCGAGAAGCCCGCCTCGTGCGCGGCCTTCGTCCAGGCGGCCCGGTTGAAGGTCGACCGGCCGGCGTCCTGCGTGTGGTGCGTGTACTTGCTGCGCGGGGAGGCCGACATCAGTGCACTCGCGACAGCACTTCGGCCAGGACCCAACAGGCCAGGCCAGCCCACCCGAGCGTCACCTTGGGCGCGTTGATGTTCAGCGCCGCCAGGATGAAAAGCACGCACGCGGCAATCAGCAATGCAAGTTGAACGGCGATCATGCTATCTCCTTCTGTTCCACACGCGGATCTGCTGCGGCCTGGAGGGCAGGAACGGCGCGCGCTTGGTCGGCCCCAGGACCACCAGGTCCTCGTAAAACGACAGGGCGAGCGAGTCGGCCTTGTCGGGGCTCGGAAGCCCGCGGTTCTTCAGGTCCTTTTTCGCTTCGAGCTGGATGCGGCTTTTGCCGTCGAATCCGTATCGGACGGATGTGAGCTGGTCCTCAAGCTCCTGGTCGTCGCAGATTTCGGCATTTTCGAGCCAGCGCCGGGTCCTTCCGTAAAGCTCGGCTCGCAGGTTACAGTAGGTGTGGTCGTCGACCGCGTTGGCCGCGACGTTGACCTCCAGGAGCGGGAAGCCACGCACGCGCCGAAGCGCATCGCAGCACGAAGCACCGATCCCAATCGCGTCAACTGCACAGCCCGTAACACCAGGGTTCTGCTGCCAGACTTCAGTGACAGCGCGAGCAGCCAGGTCCGGGCCGTCCAGCCCAGAGTAGGCCCACTGCCGGATGAGCTTCTGGCCTTGCCTGAGCGTGATGATGGATGCGTCATCGCCGAACCTCGCCGGGTCGATCGACATGCGCTTGGGCATCGAGATCCAGATATTGCGATCCAGCTCGCGCTTGCGCGCCGCCTTGACCCAGTCGACCGGGATGAAGTTGGAAATACCCGCACGGGGCGGCAACCCGCGCACCCGCACCCGAACGAAGTCCGAATCCTCCCCGTACTCGTCCACCCACTGCTGAAGCAGCGACTTGTTGGAAAACCTTGAGTTGCGCGAATCCAGCGTGCGGGGTATCCACTCCTTGGACTGGAAGCACCGGAAAAACTCCCCCGACGTTTGCGTGGGCTGGCCCATCACCAGCCACACGATCACCGTGTCCGCGTCGGTCAGGGCCCCGCGCGCGATGCGCCAGATCTCGTCGTCGATTTCCGAGGCCTCATCAAAAATGAGCAGGATCAGCCGGCCCAGGTTGTGCAGGCCGGCGAACGAGGTCGGTTCGTTCACGGACCACGGGATCGCGTCGATGCGCCACACTTTTGAGAGCGGCTGGCCCGCCTTGTCCACCCCCTTGGCGATGATCGAGCGGCCCTGCACCTCGAAAAGGTACTGGGTCATCGACATCGAGTGCCACTTGGCGATCTCCGACCAGGTCTTGGTCCTCAACTGCGGCTCGGTCATCGCCGTGACGACCCCCTTGGCCCGCGGCCAGGTGGCCATGGCCCAGTCGCACAGCATCCCGACCAGAGCCGACTTGCCGGTGCCGTGGCCGCTTCGGACCGCCTCCTGGATCAGGCACCCCCGGTCGCCGCCGGCGCGGATCGCGCGCCCGATCTCGTCCAGGATCTCGGTCTGCCAGACGTCGGGACCGGCGAAGCGTTCAAGCGCAGTGCCCGCCTGGCCCCAGGGGTAGTTCCAGAT